CCCGCCCCAATCTGCAAGATCCCAGCTGTCTTCACCAACAAATGCGCTACTAAACCCACGGGTTGGAATGGAAGCTGCATCTTTTCCCCAAGCATCAGCAGTATCTTCAAGATAATCTGAAAAAGTAAGGATTTCCCCAAAGCTAGCTAAGTCTCCGACTGTTTGCTTAAACCCCTTCTCAACGCCGCGCCTAAAAGGCCTAGTGAAATCATATGTGTCTACGTTTTCTTCACCGTAATAGCGTCGAAGACGATCATCAAAGCTTAACGGCTTAGGTTCCTCTTCTGGCTCAGACTTAAAAACGGGGGCCTTATAAGCCCCCGGAGAAAAAACTATGCTGCCATCATCCTCACTTACCCAACCAGTAGGTAACCCTCCTGAATATAATTCTTCTGACATTGGTGTGCATTAAAAACAATTAATCTCCAGACAGGCTCTCAGAACCCCTGTTCCTACTACGACGTACAAGCTCGTCTGCTACTCTCTTGTTGTCAAGGTTGCGCCGCCGTGACTCTGCAGACCTAAGAGCGTTTCTCCAATTAAAATTAGCCCTAGTCTTGGGGAACCTTTTCATTACATTATACAGCCAAGGTGTTGCTCTGGCTGTTGCAACACGACCCAAGCCATAAGCAGGAGCTAGTATAGCGCCTGCTATTTCAGCTGGATACTTGAACCCATACTTGGTAATTCCCTCACGAATAGCAAGCTCTCGCCTCTGAGCGTCAATCATGTCTTGCTCATCCTTCAGCATGCCCATCATTTCTTGGTTGTGTCGCCTCCTTATCTCCTCAAGCTTTGCATCTGTTTGAACAGCATCATCTATTTCGGCCTGCATTTCCAATGCCTCTAAGCCGTCTAACGGAAGGTCTTCTGAGGTTACCGTTGGATCTGTGTTGTATGCAGGCATTTCAGGATAAGACAAAGACCCACTAACATCTGACAGTGAATCTGGGTAATCTGTCTGCATTGTCCCTCCGTCAGGATTAATTTCAGTTAACGGAGGCCTGTTAACAAAAGAAGTTATAGGTGGAAATCCCGGGAAGCCTGCACTTTCTTCAGCATAATCTCCCTCCTCAAATGGAAGAAGCTCAGTAAGACCTCTTCCATCTGATGTATAACCCTGTCGGCTTTGGTCTAGCGGTCTGCCCATCAAGGATTCTTGGCCATAGTAAGGAGGAGCCGCGCCTTCTCCAACTGGCAAGTCCACAGAAGTTACCTGTTCGTCTGGAGCAATAACCCCGCTAGAATCATAACGCCAATTATCAGATGGCAATGGGGTAATATAATCCTCTCCAGTTAACTCTCCACTTGAAGTGCCAGACAAAGCACCGGGGTACGCGACTGGAGTGACCGACCCGTCTGCATTTATATCAGCAGGGGAAGGGTCAGCGCTCATGTCAAAGTTAGAACCAAGCCAATCAGATATTGATTTAAGAAATCTCCCTCCAATTACCGAATCAGACTGAACTTCATCTAAGGCTCCAGCATCATCTAAGGCATTAGAAACACCTGAAACGTTCTCAGCCGCATCAATCACCTCTTTTTGTGTAGGCTTTTGGGGTGTGCTTTCTCTTTGAACAGCTTTTCCTGTAAGGGGATCCTCCCCAAACTCAGAAACATAATATTCATATAGTTTTGATACAGGCCTAAACCCTCTCGGGGACTGATCATCAGCAATTAAAGCCCCGGGTATTTTCGCTAAAGTCGCGTTTGAAGTTGCCAGCTCAGACTTTAATACTTTCAGCTGATTCAAAGAAGCAGCCAAGTTGTTAAGTCTTTTTTGAGCCAACTCGGGCTGTTCCATCAGCTTCTTATAATCTTCAGAATCTTCGTACCCGTCAACAATTAACCTTATAGATGTTGAGTCTAGGTACTGAGGAATTGTAACATTCGGGTACAACTCCTTCATTCCCTTAACTAACTGATCCATCATTCCCATCCCTTGCTCCTCCCAAGTTGATGGATCTCTGGTTATTCTGTTTCTCTTTAGTAGCTCTCCCTTGTACTGAGCCCCATAAAAATCGTTTTGAATCTTTTCAGCTATTACATCTTTCTTTAATCCTAGCCTGAAGTCCTCTCTAGCATCAACTCTAGCTCGGTCATATTGCCTTTGCTTCCTGTCTTCAGCACCCATTAAATAATCATAGTACCTGTTCCTGCCAGCCATTGCGGTTAGCTGGGAAAGGTAATTTGGTGAAATTGCACCGCCAGATCCAGATCCCGAACCTGACCCTTGAGTTTGATCTATATAATATGTAGCCATTTTATTTTTCCTTTAGTTCTTATGGGTTTGGCCCAGCAAAATCCGCGTACCCTTGTGGTTTCCATGTATTAACAGATGACCCACCACCACCACCACCAAACATACTGCTCCATGTCGGAGCAGATTGGCCGAGACTGTTTATTGCCGCGCTTGTCATAGCCATGTTTCCGACTGCACCGCCTACGTTCTGCAACGCTCCTCCTAATTTATTGGCCCAGTTATCTTTTTTCTGAACAACAGTGTTTGTCCCAGCGTTCTCTGCACCCAGAGAACCCATAAGCCTCTGGTTAATTGCTTGGTTCCTGCCAGCTAAAACCCCCATAGGAGCCTGCCTTGCACCTGTGTAAGCATTAAAAAGAGCAAACCTTTGGGATGGGTTTCTATACCCGTAGTCTTGGAACCTACGCATATTGTCCAGCCTCATTCTTCCTAGATTGGCGGCAACGCCTCGATTCATAGCTCCTAGTTGGTTAGCATAAGACGCTTGCATGAATGGGCTGGCAGCTCCACCAGACCCCATTAAAGCCTGCTGTTGAGCAAACCTTCTAGTAGCCGAGTCAATGGAATCTTGGTTGGCCGCTCTAAGATCCGACCCTAACCTATCTATTCCAGCTTCATATCTTCTGTACTGCCGACCCTCTGGGGTGTACTGGTCTAATGTCTCAAGCCCCTTGTCGTAAGCAGAAGAAAGCCCAGCAACCTTACCAGAAACGTCTCTATATGCAGAATCACCAGCATCCCTTAACTGAGACATGTCCCCTTGAAGGGTTTTTTGGTCTGCGTCTAATGCCGCTCCAATTGCCGCCGTCTTAGGCTTACGCTTAATTTTGGTCTTAGTCTTACCGAAAAGACCTGAAACTAAACCGCCTACTCCTTGTGCTACGCCTGCTGCTGCTAGTGGCCCCATAATAATTCTCCTTAGTCGTCTTCTTGTTTAATTGCTATAAGCTGGGAGGTAAAGTAACTCTCCATCCTATCAAAGTATTCTGTTAGTTCCTCCTGATATTTTAACATAGAGGGGAACCTTTTTAAAAGGTCTTCTGGCATTTTAGGCGCTTCTAGCCCACTAGACTCAACAATAGCAGAGCTATCTAAAGCCATGCGTGCTATTTGCTGACTAGCATCTGCCATTATTTCTCTGCCTTTCTCATGCTTAAAGTAACCCTAGTAACCGTAGCTGGCCCGTCCCCAGTAAGCTTCAACTGGTAGCCAAGGTATCGGCCTCTGGTAATATTATTAAAGTATGCTTTATCATCTGGGTTGATATTATTATTTATAATGTTTGAGTTGGTTGCAGAAGACTGGTCATCCAATACTTGCGTGCCACTCAGCTCCGTATAGTTAATCCCAGATAGTAATTGGTCAGGTTGGTTGGCTTTTCCAAATTTCATTGTAGCTGTAACAGACGTGGAGTTAGTCCCCGAATATTCTAAGGTCACACGCTGCAACATCTTCTCATCATCTGTATCAAAATGAAGAGCACCTGACTCAAGCTTACTTTGATACCCTGAAGATGTGTAAGAACTGCCGTTGTAAATATCCCGCTTATAGTAATCCTCTTCGTATTGCTTTAAGCACTTGTCGTTAGAACTAGCCATGACAAACGTGCTGCCCTCAGTCCCGTCTTCGCAGAAGTGTTCAAACCTCATGTTGCCCAGCTTTCCGCAAAGACTATTAGCATCCGTGCTTAAAGATGTGTTCTCTGTTGAGTTTATCAAACTCGGAAACTCGCTGGTACTACCTGTTCTCCCAACTACATAGGGATCACCTTGCATTATATCGCTAAGAGAATCATCGCAGTTACAGATACTTACATCATGGCTATCAACAATAGTCTCAACCAAGAAATCTCTAAGAGACATCTGGTTGTAAGACTGATAGTTAACCATAGCTGTGAAACCATGATCCATATAACTAGCATGACCAAACTCTAGGTTGTAAACCAATGTGCGATCAGGCGCGTCACTGATCCCTGTCTCATCAGAGCGCCAAGAAAAGAACAACTCCTTTGTTCTTGGGTTATATCCAGCTACTGGTATCTTATGTCTATTCTCAGCCATTTTTATCCATGATCATTTGAAGGATACCTGTTAATCCACTTGTAATCTGAAAACGAAGACACTGGAGAAGATGAGCTATCTGTAACCTTAACCCTAAACATAGACTCATACCCCACATTAAAATGACATCTTAGTTTTCCAATTGCATCAGAAGTGTCGTCGTTGCAAAGCCACCCAGCAGATATGGGATAACGATACTCACTACCACCACCCCCACCTGTTGTCATAGGTACACTAAATGAAAGATCAATGGTATCCGTATCTTCTTTAGTTTTACTAACATGGGCATAATGTCCCCTAACTAATTTAGGCTCGAATGTTAACTCTACATTATTTGCTGACGAAGATACTGGATAACTTATAGTAAAAGATGTTACCGCTCTATCGGTGTCAATAGTTTTAACCGTTGCTCCTTTTGGTATACCACTTCCAGACACCTTCTGCCCTACTTCAATATACTTGTTTGAGTTGCATGTTATCTCGTTAGTGCCAAACACCAAGGTGGTATTTGATTCGTTGGATGTAACAGCCCTATTTAAAGTGCAAGTTGATGATGTAGGCGCTGGGCTTGCCAACACATAAGTATGAGAAGGAACTCCTGTTCCCGTCACAATTTGTCCAGCAGCTACATTGCTATTGTTAAACCCAGTTACTGTTGTGGTTTTAGCAGAAGTGTTTGCTGAAGTGTTGCAACCCGTTACTGTATGCGCTGTTAAATCACATGTGTTGTCTTTGAATTCCGTGACAGGCTGGTCATTGTCATTCCAGTGCCTAATACTCACCAAATCGTCTTGAAGTGCTGCGCCTGTTAACTTACCAGTTAGCGTGTTAGACCTAAACTTAGCTTGCTGGGTTAATGTAAATACCGCCGTCCCTCCTGAAGCGTTAAATTTAATTATATCTCCCACAGAAAGAGTCATGTGTGTTCTCTCAACAGAAAGAGTTATTATATCGTTAGGATTTGAAGGAAGGGCTTTAGCCTCTGCTGTCTTAATTCCTTCTGTGTCGTTACAGCGGTATACTTCATAGCTGTAAGGAGCGGTTCCGCCTAATGCAAGCCACTTAAAAGGTTTATACCAAACTGCTGAAGATGCATGACGTGTTCCGCCCCAGTCGTTCCCATCCTGTCCTTTTTCTTCTGGAGACCTAAATGGTTTAGGGGATAGGTGTGGGTAGTAAGATTCCCCCCATGTTTCATCCCCCATAGCTCCTCGGTCATTTTCTGATAAACCTTTTGTCTCTACATATTTAGACCCATCACTGGCATACCTAGTTATAAAATCCCTTCCAACATAATCGTTGGAAAATACTGGGTAAAAATCATCTCCTTCAGATTCAAGTGTAATAGTTGTTGTGGGTATAATAATACTAGCTGTGTTACTATTCGTAGTTCCAGACGGGTTGGTTGCTTGAAAAGAATATGTATTACTGTCGTCGTTACCGTCTGTTAATTGAACATTTTTAACCGTTAACTTACTAAAGTAATAGCCGCTTGCATCCCCAATAGGCGGAACTAATCCCGTCTCCACTATGTACTTTGTTCCATTATGAGATATGTCTGTTGGCCCAGACCCTGACCCATCTGAATCCTTCCTCCATTTTGAGGCAGTGATAGAAGTGCAATACCTCACCTCAAAAGTAACATCATCACCAATGCTGGCCGTTACATCTGAGGGGTGCTGTATAAAGCTAGGGACTGAACTGAACCCAGCTAATGTAACTGATGCAGCGTTACTATATACTGGCCCTTCTGCTGGGGTTCTATCAGCGTTGTTTACTCCTACTCTGTATTGTTTGTTGTAATGATCTGGCGCACTAGGATTGGTTATTTTAAAAACGGAAGATTGCTCTCCAGATATATCCGACCATGTGCTTGCACTAACCAGCTTCTCTTGCCATTGATAAGAGAAAGGCTCCCTTCCTGTTGCCTGAACGGTAAGTGATGTGGAAGCCGTGTAACTTGCACTACACGGGTTCGCATTGATTGTTAAATTGGTGGGGTGTGCTGTAATTTGAGGAGGCCTACTTGAACATGCGGCCACAGCCGCGATTGTTCCCTCTTGTTCAATATCTAAATTCTTTATACCTCCAGTCACAAACCTTGGGCCAGTCCCGTCCTCTGCGCTAATAACCTCATCTTCAAATATAATAGCCGATGCGTTGTGCATCCAATCAACTCTTTGAGGCCTGAGAGAAGCTAGGGTCATTCTGTATACACCAGCTTCTGACATATAAAAATGAGCATCCCCAGTATTAATTAATGTGTCCTCGTAAAACGGGGTGTTCTCTCCTTGGTAAACCTGCTTAAAGACAAACAAGCTTGAGGAGCTAACAAGCGAACACCTCCAAATGCTACGCTCTTTGTAAATCATTAGGTGGTCACCGAGAACGGCCATTCCAATAATACGCTCACCTATGTCACCTACAGTTTGCTGGCCTGCAAGAGAAGCCAAGGAAGGATAATAACTTGTAGCGTCTACATAGTCAGACCATTGAACCTTTGACACCTGTTGAGTTGATGACTCTTCCAAGTCCCCTAAGAACATGAAGCCCTTATATTCAGATAAGTGAGCAGCCTTGGTTATCTTTAGCTTAACCAAGTCTGGTATTGTAATAGCTAAATTCTTGTCTGCCCTATCTGGCTTTGAATCAAAGAACCAGTTTAGCGGCTGATCATAGTTGTTTGTAAAAACAATATTGTTGCCTAACTGTGCGGCTTTAAATTTAATAGAGCTATAAGAAGAAGATGTTCCCATAGCGTACCCATCCCCGCCGTTGTCTCCAATAAGTATCCAATTACGAGACCTTTGGTTTAACGCATAGATTCTGCTTTTAGTAGCAGCAATCAGCTTCCTCGATCCATTGCCGCTTTCAAATTCAAACAGGAGGGTAATAGGCTCTCTGACTGTATTTGTTGGAGTTTGCTTTGATCCAAGTTGATCATGAAGATCGCTGTTGTTTTTTATTGTGCCGCCAACATTATAGTTTCCGTCATCAAATAATGCCTTGAAACCTCCTGCTCTCTTTAACCTGCCAGCACCATCTACCCTAAAGTTCTTAATATACCTAAACTGTTTGTCGTTTAGCAAATCAAGCGGAGTCAAAGAGTTCATGGGCCCAGTTAATGGGCTTATGTGATAATCTTTGAACTTAGGTAGCCTTGGCATTTTATGATGGGAAGTAACCCGTATAAATTAAAAACCTGCATACAAGAGAAGGCTGAACAATTGGAACAGGATCATCCTCACCAACTTCCTCAAACAATTGTTCAACGTAAGACACCCCAGCATCAGCATCATCTTCTCCGAAATGGTCGCTACGCATAAAATTAGCAAGACCTGTCTGCTCGTCATGCCAAACCTTCTTGCCTACCGCACCAGAAGCGACATGGTTGTGCTTTGGTAAGTGTCTCACCGAAAGCTGAACCGTTTCAGAGCCAACCTCACTTCCAAGAGAATATGAGTTAAGTCCTGACACTTGATTAGCAGACTCATTTCTTCCAATAAGAGCCCTAGCCCTCATGTCTGGTACATTAAATGTGGAAGTACCATCCCCATCCCCGTATGCTGTTGAAATAACAGCATATAAATCTGAATAGGTTGTCCTGCTTATGGCCGCTCCATTGCACTCAATCCATCCATCAGGAGTAGCAGAGTTCAAAGATGCCTTAACATCTCCAATGCTCCATATGCCAGTATTAGATGCTAAGTCTTTAGCAAAAGTTTTTGACGGGTTCCCGTCTGCATCTAGTAAATAATTAGCTAAGTCATAAATCTTACTCGGCAAAGTAAGTAGAACGGCTTTGAACCTGTCGCATAGGGTAGCAGACGAGGTTAGTACTAGGTTTGAAAAATCACTTGGTTTACTTGGTGATGGCATATCAATCTCCTCTTTCTATTTCGTATTCTAAATTAACAATAACCCTGAGCGCGTCCTTAACAAAGAGACGCGACTCAGGGCTAGCGTTTACTGCGTCTTTAAATCCTTTAGGATGTACTTCTATCAGAGTCTTCGACGAGTTCAGTTTCCTCGTCACGCACCCGCTCATGAGGGTGACAGATAGCATCAGCGATAGCCGAATCAATGTAGTCCATTTTGTCTTCACGCCTGCTCTGTGCCTCTGATTTTCGAATTACATCTTCTAGCTGGTCAGCTAGACTTTTCAGGACTGGTATAGCCCTAAGTATAGCCAACAGGATGCTCACTCAGCAGAATTTGCTTTGGCCGCTTCCTCGCTTTTCTTCACTCCGTGACGAAGGAAGATAGCAAGAAGACTTGTCACCCCGATGTTCAGGGCAGCACTAAGCTCAATTTCACCACTAAGGTAAGCCCCAGCTGCAGACAATATTGCCGCAACTCCTGTCATAACTGTCTTTGACTTAAACATATTAATCCTTTTCTTTTAATAGCCTGTAAAGCTTTACGCCCACATAAGCTAAAGTTACTAAACTAATCAGCAGCTTGACCCCAATGTCAATCTGCTCAATAAAATGATTGCCCACCCCGATAACGCCAGCCCCGAGAATCTTAATATCTTCAATTGAAAATTGCATATAGTCTTAAAAAAATGGGTCACGGTATCAGGATGGGACAATCATTGGTTCAGCTTTTTTTAATCAGGCATTGCGATAGTAGTATCGCCGCTGCTGTCTTTGTCTTTGTCCAAATCTTGTAAGAATTGGGCCAAAGCCTGAGCAGATTGCTGTATGACCTGATGATCTCTTGCAGGCAACAGAGCCGATTGTGCCGCTTGGAACAATGTAGCGACTTGTTGCTGCGCTTCTTGGAACTTATTCTGTTCTTCCATACGCGAGTTAATTTTATATAAAAGCACGTAACAGCACAAGTATGCTGTACTTTTATTTAGGTTTTATTTTCTGCTTTGACTTGCCGATACCACGGCCAGTCTTCTTTAGGTGATTTCTTTCTCTTCTTTGGTTTGCACTCCCCTTTGCAAGTATCCTCAAAACAATCCTTGTTGGTGCATTTACTCGCCACCTTCGGACTCTTCCTCGCTGGACTCTTCTTCCTCGCTAGATTCCTCCGCTGGAGCTTCTTCCTCCACTGCTGGGTTAGCTGGACTGCCCTCCTCTGCTGCTACCGAAGTATCAACGGTGATCTCTGGAGCTTCAAAGTCTTCGGGCGGAACATCGCGCTTCTTGCTGGCCTCAACCTGACTGTCCAACTGGGCAATGAACCCTTGGTTGGCGGCGAACTGGCTCACAAGAGCAGATGCCCCCGACTTCACCTCATCCAACGTGGGCTTGTTGTCTTCGTCGTAGTGGTGAACGCCATCCACATAAGCGGAATGTTTCTCTGTTTCGTCTGTTGCGGTTAAGCCGATCACAACAGAACAGACTTTGCTGTTGTCATCGCATGAACACATCGGTTCAAACCTTACGCATTTATAGGTGTTAGCCATAATTATTTATCTCTCGTCATGGGCATTAGCAAAGGGCCGCGCCAGTTAGCTGGCACAACTAAGTCCTCTGTCTTGCTGCCGAAATCAAAAATACTTTTCTCCTCCTGACTCGGATGTGTTGGGTAGTATTCTATGTCCACCCCTCCGAAGTCTGCCTCAAAAGATTTAATGTTCTGGCATCCTGACCCTATAAATAGCACCAATAATGCTAGGCCAGCTATTACCAGAAAACGCATCACTCTCTCTTTAGTTAAAAACTTTTCTTTTTTCTGCTCCCGCTTTTTTGGGAACATTGCATTGGGATCATAATCTAAATTCATTTTCTCGTTCTTGGTTTTGATTCTTCCTCTACTATCATTACTTGCATCGGCCCCTTCTCATTACCCTTGGGTAGATACTCTGGCTGATGGTTCGTTA